ATTACCAATTAACGAATTGGTGGCATCAATACTGTCCGGGGACAAGGCATTAGTTGTGGAACTTAAAGTCAGCATCTCGTCTGAACTTGGAAGATTTTTTAATGGTGTTTCATTGCGTGAAATACCCGCGTAAAAAAAGGACTCATGTCTGTGAGCTTCAAAAGAGTCATCCTGAAGACTTAGCAAGGCTCGCCCCGCATCCACTCCACGTCCAACATCCCAGCCACGAATAAATTCACCGCGTAAATCAGGCAATTTATTGGTCGGGTAAGCCTTTGCCAGTTCCGGGTATTCTTCAGCAGAAAAAGCCGCACCATTGCATTTCAGCCAGCCTGTTGGCGGAGTGGCTGAAGGCCACGGAACAGGCACCCCAACCGGTAATGCAGAGCCTTCTCCCAAACCAAGGTATTGGAGAAGGCCTGAAACACTTTTCCCACTGAGGTCGGTCAGTGTGGCATCCAGTGGTTGTTTACCTGCCAGTGCATTTGTGATTGTCGTGGCGAAGTTAGGGTCATTACCCAATGCGGCCGCCAGTTCATTTAACGTATCCAGTGCCTCCGGCGACGAGCCGACCAGCCCGGCAACCGCTGCTTTCACAAATGCCGTGGTAGCAATCTGCGTATTATTCACCGTCTGCGCAGCCGTCGGAGCCGTCGGCGTTCCGGTCAGGGCCGGGCTTGCCAGTGGTGCTTTCAGCGCCAACGCATTGTTAATAGTGGTGCTGAAATTTGGGTCATTGTTGATAGCCACAGCAATTTCTTTCAGCGTATCCAGCGTTGCCGGTGCTCCGCCGATCAGGGTAAGAATCGCCGCCTGCACAAAAGCAGTACTGGCAATCTGCGTGGTGTTATTCCCTGCCGGTGCCGTTGGTGTTTTTGGCGTTCCGGTAAGTGACGGGCTTTCCTTCGGTGCATATTGCTTATGCGGATCTGCCGCCGAAAGGTGAGAGTCCATCAGCTTAGTTGCATAACTCTTAACCTCAAGCACTGCCACATCAACATACTGACGCGTTGCGAGTACCACAGACGGATCAATCTTCAGGGTAACTGCGTCCGTGCTCGATACAGTTAGAAGCATCCTGATAACCTGAGTTCGGCCCGATCCCTCATCTGTTGTCGCCTTGTATGTTTCCGGGCAGTTAGCAACAGCAATAAAATCACCATCAGCATCAAAAAGCCCGATTTCGCGAATCCACCAACCACCGGCAGATTCAGGAATAATTTGTTCTGCAATAATCTGGCTGTCGTTGTTTTTATCGACTGACAGGGAATTAAGCTGGGCGCGGCGCACCTCGTTAACCAGCTTCGTTTGAGCCTGGTTAGGGGTTGGCGATACACCGCCGCCATCACCTACCGCGAGTGAAGTGATATTCAGCTTTTCACCCAGCGCCGCCATGTTTGATAATTTTGCTGCCCCCACATTAGTCAGCAGGGCAAAGTATTTAAGCGCCATTTGTTACCTCTAACGTATCAATAATATGTATTGCTCCCCCAGGGAAATAACCGCCGCTTACTTCCACTGCTTCCGGCATATAGGGGTAAATTGTCATCACGTCGCCGCCATAGCACCCGGCGTGAGCGTAAAGCTTTCCCTCCACCTGCAAATTAATGGCAAGGCCGGTAAGGTGACGTGAGCACGGTTTTGCATCAGCGATCAGGCGCTCAAGCTCACGATAGGTCTCCTCAGTAATTCCTGATTCAGAAACACCGATTTCAAGCTGAAATGTCCCTGGCTCACCGCCGGTCTGCCACCACTCGATCACCTTTATCAGGAAGCCGAACGGCTCCACTACATGGCGTAGCGCCGCGATGGTTCCCTTCTGACGATGTACCACCCAGGCTGATTTGATCACCTGGCGTTTCGTTTGCTCTGACCAGTTCTTATCCCAGCGATCAACAGACAGCGCCCACGCCAGATAAGGCAGGAGGGCAACCGGGCATTCATCGGGATTCCACAGCTTGCGCAAATCTACCGGAATATCTGTTATGCGCTGCGTACCCGCCTCTGCACGACGCATGAAATCGCTGGCTGAAGGAGGTAACAGACTTTTATTCATCTGTTCCCCCTCTGGTGATTGTGACGGAGGTACAGCGCGCCGCCTGGGTATCACTGATCACCACATTGTTGATCGGCGACTGAACCTCCACGCGCTGCACACCCTGGACGTGTAACGCTGCCATGATTGCTGACAACGCAACATCACGACCAATACCTCCCTGCCCTGCCAGCCAGGATTGCAACGCCTTTTCAGCCGCATCAGCGATGGGCTCAGATTCCGGCCCCGGATAAAAGTAAAGGGTGGCGCTAATGTCGTAGTTAATGATCTCCGCGCTCTGTACGGTCAACCGGTCGCCAACCGGGCGCACGCTCTCATCCGATAACGCCGCGTTTACGGTGGTGATTAGCTCTGCTGAAGCCGTACCATCACCTTCTGAGGACAGTATCGATACAATAACCTCGGCAGGTGCCGGGCTTGACGCTTTGGCGTCTGCCACCTTGCCAGAAGCGCTTTTTGCAAAATACTCATAAGCGGCGGTTGGCCCGGCAACACTCAGCCCTTCAAATGCCGCCTGAGCGCGCAAACGTAACTTTGAATCGCTTTCCATTACGGCACCTGTTGTATCGGTCGCCTCAGTAATGGTTAGTCTTTTGGTGTTGTTATTCGCCGCCAGGTTATCCAGATCCGTTGATGTGGCATGGCTTAACATGCACGCAGCAGCACCGTCATTTATGGCCTGCCGTAACATTAATTCACGGTATGCCACCACCTGAGCGATCACATTTAGTGGCTCTGATTCAAGTTCCATCGCTGCCGCAATCGCGCTTTGCTTCTCTTTTGGGTAGGCCGAAATCATCATCGCTTTCACTTCGCTCAAAATAACTTCGTAATCCAGCGTGGCGATCACTTCCGGTGGTGGCAGTTCCGATAAATCAATAGTTGCCATTGTCCTGTTCCTTCAAAGTCACAGAGCCTGTCGCCGCCTGCATGGTGGTAGTGATCAGCCCGCTAAGTCCCACTGTCACCGCGCCGGACTCTGAAAAATTCACATCCACCTGATTTAAAGCGATGCGCGGCTCCCACTGCGTTAAAGCAATCACCGTGGCGCTCATCAGTTGCAATCGTGTCGTTTCGTTCTGAGGCTCATCCAGCAAGTCAGGTAATAAACTGCCATACGTGCGGCGCATCACCCGCGACCCCAGCGGTGTTAACAGGACATCTTTCACCGACTGCCAGAGGTGATCACTGTCGGAAAGCGTTCCTGTTCCGGCCTGATTCATGCCCGTATATTTCGCTGTCATTGCGTCCCCTTCGTCCAGCTACCACCAGGTTGAACAGCGCCATGAGTATGTTCATCAACCCGTACACCGTTTGAGGTAAGCGCGCCGCCGGTGTGTGTGACGCCGCCAGTCATCTTCCCACCCTCAGTGAAATCAAAGGTTTTTGCCTTCAGATGGCTGGTACACTCCACCACCGCTGTATCAAGCGTGATTTTTGTCTCGGCCTGAATCGTTGCCGTTTTCATGCCGCTTGCGGTCAACGCGCTAACCTCTGCGTCATATTCGAATCTGGCCCCGTCAGGCGCTGTAACCACCATCTGTTTCAGGCTGGCAGAGGGGGCGTCATTTTCATTGCTGTACAGACTCCCCAGCAAAACCGCCGTTTCCGGGTTGCCACCGATACAGCCCAATAACACCTGCTCACCCCGCGACGGCGGACACCAAATCTTAAAATCACCGGCACGGCCTGTTTTCCAGCGAAGCCAGGTTGTTTTCAGTTCGCCGCTCTGTACGCGCACGCTTTTACCGTCTTCCGATATTTCCGCGACAATACCCACACGCAGCACGTTTTCCAGGAGTCTCATCAGTTCGGCGCTCATTTCCCCGCACTCCCCAGACTGTTGATCACTGCACTACGGATCAGTGCCTCATCCGCTTTGGAAATTCCCAGCAATACGCGGGGGGCATATTTGGCGAAAGCACCGGGCCCAATCTGCTCACGTAAACCGTCCTGATGAATACGTGCAATACGCGCCGCCATACCACTAAAACCAACCTCAGCACCTTCAGATGTCGCTTTCATCTTCATAAAGCGGGATGTGCGCAGCTTCACGAACATTGGCGCTTTGACGGTTCTGGGCGTCTGACCCGCCCGTGTATTAATCTCGGTATAGCGTTCAATGTCAGCCCGATAAAACGTGCGCACTTCATTCCTGTCTTCATCAAATCCGGTGATGGTTCGCCCGTACTTACCGCGTCCGCTGTGCCAGTTTTTCAGTCGTCGCAACTGACCTTCCCAGATGAAGGAGATCCCCTGCTGCGTGCGTAATTTTTTACGGCGTCGCGCCGGGTACTGGCTCCCGTCCGGATTACGTTGTGCGCGTATACGCTGCTGTTGGCTGATGCGCAGCATCTTCCCAACTTCACGCGCCGTCCTGGCTCGCCCGGTAGGTGACACCCCCGCCAGGATGTCAGAGAAATACTGATCCAGTGTGTGAATACCTTCGGCACTCATAAGGGCGCACTCCAGGTAACGTCCTCAATAATTCCGCTCCATTCCGGCTGTATACGTGGGCGAGGCTCTGGCTTGTGATCTGCCTTTAACGTGCCATCGTCATTGCGCGTTACGATCACACGCTCGCTGATGGGTAATTCGAAAAATAAATCCGCAGTGTCGTCGCTGTTGATCGCCGTGGTGAATTTAATCTCTTTGTTTTTTTCAGGATTCAGCAACAGTTGCGGTTGCTCCTGCCACAGCCAGGCCATCAACGGAAGGGTAAAATCATCCAGATCACCGGCAAAATTCATCACAAACAGACACAGCGTATAGGCATAAACAAAATCAGCCGTTTCGCCGGTCGTCTCCACATGCCCGGACTCAATGAACACACTGAAGGCTTCAGGGTTTGCCTTGCACCACTGGTTCGAACGGGTGAGCGCATCGCGCAGGGAGTTAATTTTCAGCATGTTGCTTAACCTCTTTACCTTGCTGGCGCGCCAGGCGCTTCAGATTCAACTCACTGATCGCACGCTTGTCCGCGTTGCAGCTATCAAGCGCGTCATGTAACCGATCGGCGTAAATCGCGATTCCACCCCACGTGACCGGCGTTTTCAGTTCCGGTTCCGGGGTTTCATTAGTCAGGCTTTGCGGTACTGGTTCGTGAATCAGCCGGGTTTGCACTTTTATCTTTTCTGAGCAACCCATTACTGACAGCAACAGGCACAACAGCACCGGCACATTTATCAGTACGCATCGCCGTGGACATATTTTCACGCCTGGCTTCACCTTCACCATTTCGCTCCTGTTCCGCTTTTCTGACATCTGCAAGCACCGCTTGCGCATCAGCCGTTAGCCCGCGCATTTCTGCGATCACTGCTTCACTTTCATCAAACATGCGCTGCAATTTTTCTTCGTTATCGTCTGCAATGGCGCCTGTGTATCCCCGGTAATAACCGGATGCATAACCACCAATGCTGATGACGAGTAACCACAAAAAAGTTTTCACCTGGCCTCCAGATCTCGCTTACACCACACCTGGAAATCAGTACGTCGATTTACCAGGCCCTGCGACCGCTTACCGGCGCTGTTCACAAAATCGGTTAACCGGTCACACACGCCGCTCCAGTTGTGCGCCTGGGCGTTTTTCCAGATCGTGGTACGCTGCTTGCGTTTGTTCTTATCCGTGAACCACATCAGCCCCGAACACCCCACATTCAGCCCGGCATCAGCCATCGCCTCAAATACGGATTGCGGCATCGCCTTACCATTGAAGTTCTGGTTTATGCAGTTCTCGGAATGCTGCATGTCATTTACCCAGCGGCGGGCCACCTCTGCATTGCTGTACTCGCGCTTCTGCACGTTGCCGGTTGAACCAATCCCCACGGTCAACACCCCGGCGGTACAGTAGTAAGGCGTGTTACGGCAATCTTCCCAGGACGCTATTTTTTGCTGTGCTTCAGGCGACGTCCGCAACACATCGGGCGACATCGACACCCCCAGGGCGACAATCAGCGCGACTGAGCAACGTTTAATAACCGCCTTCATCGTCAATCCCCGCTTTGAGTTGTGTTAACTCCTGCCGCTCAACGGCAGTCAGATCCCGGCGCGCTGCCAGCGTCAGAATCTGCTCAATCAGGGCGTTACGCTTCTCCTGAGCTCTCTCCACCCGCGCGCGGTGTACCCATGCGCGCCAGCCGGATAAAACCCCCAGCATCAGGCCAGCCATACCCAGCTTTTCATTCCAGGTCATCACGCCAACGCCGACGCTGATGGATGAGGTGATCCAGGTTATCCAGTCATACAGCCGGTGAAATGAATTCAACTCCATAGCTGCACCATCTCCTGTGCGGGCTGCATGTCGATATCCGGCATCTCCACCACCTGCCCGGCATCCAAGAAAATTTGACCACTCAGCCCCGGATTGGCGCTTAACACCTGTTCGGTCACGCCCTTTGTTGCTCCGTAATGCCGGTGACATAGCTGATCCAGCGTGTCCCCCTGCAATGCCTTTACCTTCATCAGCACAACTCCGCATAAATGCGCGGTTTGCGCTGGATGTCTGAGATACCCCAGCGGGCATCCCGCCAGAGATCACTGATTTGAAGATCCAGCGCGGCGGCGTCCTTATCGCCTTTGGGGGTGGTATCAACATCCCTGTATCCTTCCAGTACCAGAGCACGGGCAATGGAATAGACCGCGCGCCGGTAGCGGTAAACTTTCGCGCTTTCATCGTTCAGCAGCCGCGCCGGTACATCCTGCAATTTCCCGTAGCCTGCCGCCTCCTGGCTGACCTGCCAGGGCTCCAGTTGTTCAGTAACGTGGGCCACAGCCTCTGTCGCCACGTGCTTTAGTCTGGAAGTCGTGACGCCACCGGTGATACGCGCGGCAAGGCGTAATTCCTTCAACCGGATAACGGGCCAGAAATTACCCGCCGTGACGGTTTCATTACCATCATCAACATCAGATACGTCACTGCTGGCCGGAAACGGATGTTTTGTTGCTACCAGGCTACTCATGAACGTTCCTCAAAAAATCAGGCGGTGGACACGCGGTGAAAAGACCCGTTAAGGGCAGATCTCCGCGCGTGCCGCCTGTCGGTCGGGGCCGAAGTCGTTAAGATTCTTTTTTTGCTTTTGCCGCTTTAGTGGCGGGCTTTGTCGCTTTGCTGGCGGCGCGGGGCTTCCTGGCTGGCTTCGCGGTTTTCTTCTCCGCCGGGGCCGCTTCAGGTTGTGCTGTCGCCAGCTTTTTCAGTTCGCGCGTAATCGCCTGCATTTCACGTTTTACGCCCGCGTTGGGGTTCAGTTCGGTGGCGCGACGAAACAACTTCAGGGCTTCGCCTTTTGTCTCGTTATCAGACGTGCCACGGCGTGAGAAGCCGCGCGCCTTGCAAAGCTTGGAAGACACTTCATCCGGCATATCACACCCATCAACAATTTCAGCCACTTCATCCAGCACGGTGATATAGCCGGACAAATCAGCCTCAGCGTCAGTCGTTGCGACGTTCAACACCTGGTTACTGATTTCTTCAGCCAGGAGTACCGGTGCGGTGCGCCTGAAGTCATCACGCATGGACAGGCCATGTCTCACCACGTAGCGCCCAATTTTCAGCGCCTGCGGATAGTCCTGGCAGTCAATCGCCCACAGCATCATGGTGGTGATCACTTCATCCTGGCGACCGCTGTCCCCTTCCAGAGTGCCATCAATCCAGCCCTGGTAATTCGGCAGCATGTCGCGCTTCATTGCCGCTTTTGATTCATTGGATTGCACCTGTTTAAGTGACGCCTGATCGAGGCGCAGCCGGTGCAAAATCTGCTCATGCGCAGTCCGTACAACGCCGGGTTGTTCGGCCTTGTCTCCGCGTCGATCAGCCATCACTCTTTGAAAGTGTTTTTGCGCTGGGGTTAACATCGTTTTCTCCGGTTAGCGGGCGCAATGCGCCCGCGCTGTCAGTTATGCGCCTGCTTGTTCTTCAGGTTCAGCGGCTTTTGCTTCCGGGGCCGTGGCAAAAGTAATCCCGTCGATAAATGCGACCTTGCCGTAATCCTCAACAACGTAGTCATCATTGGAAGACTGGTAATTAGCCACGCGGTTGTATTCCGGTTCTTCTTTGATGGTTCGACGCAGAGCACCTAACTGGTAATAAACAGACAGGTTTTTCAGTGACGTGATCAGCACGCAGTCATCAGGCATGTACGGGGCAAAATACACCGGCAGGCCACCCACTTTTTCACTGGAAACAATCAACTGTGCTGCAATCAGTTCGCTGTTCGGATTGGTCTGGCTCAGCGCATTCAGTTTAGGGAAGTAGCTACTGGTCAGCAGATCAGTAGACATAATCACGACCAGATCGGGCGCTTTGCGGTGCCAGGTGGCAAGCAGGCTGTTTTTGGCATCAAACACAGCGGCATCAAGGTTGCCGTAAGTACCTTTGGCGATGATCTTGTTATCCTCATCACGCGCGGTCAGGGTGACATTCTTGATGATGCGGTGCGGTGCTTCATCACGGATTTTTTGCAGCCAGCCCACGCCACAATCCTGTAACAGTGGGTTTGCGGCACGGTCTGACACTTCCGCATAGGAAGTACCATTAAAGCCAATCATGATGCGATCCAGCGCAATCTGTCGGGCGTTCGCTGCACTGATCAGCGTCTGGAAATTTGACTGCATAGACCAGGCGTCCAGTTGCGAATAACTCACGCTGGAATCGTAGTTAGTCTTGCGGCAACGGTAGCCGTTCGGCTCTTTGGAATGGTTATCTACCGGGTTGCGGCGTGAAGTACCATCACTGCTGTTGTTGGTGTTCGCAGTCGGCCCTTTACTCCCGATCAGGATTTTCTGGCCTTCCTGGGCTTTTACCGGGAAGACGTTAATTTGTTTCAGAAAGTCATCGCTTTCCATCGACGCCTGTTCCATACGCTGCTGTACAGACGGCTCAACGCTGAAAGACTTGGCGACGGCATCCGGGCGGACGCCGTTCAGATTAGCCTGGCGATCGATATAGCCATTGAATAGTTCGCGGGTGCTGTTTTCCATGTATCCAGTTCTCTGTTAGTTAGTAGTCGGCTTGTTCAACGCCGGAATTACCACCCTGTGCGGGCTGGCGACTGAAGGTATTGGCGTCCTGTTGCGCCAGCGTCCCCTTCAGGTTTTCCAGATCGCTTGTAAGCTTCTGGATAGTTTTAGCGTCACCGGCACGCATGGATTTGAGTTCCACCACCTGATCAATCAGGTCAGCCTGAGAGGTGGCAACACCTTCAACCACTTCGCGCACCTGGCTGAATTGCTCGCTGTCGGTTTTGTGATTTTTGGTGAGGATGCTCATTACGCGGCTAAACCACTGCTTACCCTCATCACCGCGCTGCTCTGCCAGCTCAATGACTTCCGCTTCAATGGCGTCAGAGAACATCGCAGACTCGCCCTGTTTGTTATTGAACGCATGTACCTGCTGGCGTTGCTGGGCGGCGAATTTGAGTCGCTCGGTTCCCAGGCTTGCCGGGGTATCAGTCATCGCCAGCCCCACCACATATGCCTTACCGTTCAGGGCAAATTGAGGGTGTAGCTCGATGCTGGAATAGACTTTCTTACCGGCATCAGTGAGCGCTTTCATTTGCGCTGAAGGCTCAATTTCCGCATACAGCGCAGTGCGCCCAGCCAGAGGGCCCTCGGTGATGTCCTCAGCACTCAATGCGGTTACATCCCCCATAGCGCCAAACTCACTGCCTGGGTAAAGGGAAAGGTAATGCTCAACATTGACGCGAGCGCAGTAAACATCCGGGCTGTAACTCGCCGCCGCGTCACGCAGGTGATCGGGTCGGATTTCACGCCCGTCTACGGTTGCCCCGGAGACGGCAACACGGAATTTCTTCCGGGTAGGTTTGGTGGTTGCACTCATGTTTTTTCCTGCCGTTTGGTTTCTGTCTTTCCATGATGTCAGTTGCTAAGTCATTGTCTCAACGCGTTTTAGTTGTCAGACGAAGCCCACAACCCAAACAGCGGGAATGGCTTTCGCGCGCGGGTTAATCTCTCCATCGAAACGAGAGGACACCGCATGATTCAGGACGCATTTGTAAGGCAGAGAGCGAAACAGCTTTACTGGCAGGGCTACCCGCCAGCGGAAATCGCACGCCTGATGGGTATCAGTCAAAACACAATCTATTCGTGGAAAAAGCGTGACGAGTGGGATGAGACGCCAGCCATTCAGCGCGTTACACAGTCTATTGATGCCCGGTTATGCCAACTGACGGCAAAGCCGACTAAAAGCGGCGGCGACCTGAAAGAAATGGACGCCCTTACCCGACAAATGAAGAAACTTACTGACGGGCAACCGGCGGAGCCATTCAGCAAGAAAACGCGCACCCGCAAAAAGAAAAATCACTTCTCTGAAGCACAGATTGCCGCGCTGCGGGAAAAGATTCAGGACTCTCTCGCCTGGCATCAGCAGGGATGGTTTGAACAGCGGCAGCAACGAAACCGCATGATCCTGAAAAGTCGCCAAATCGGGGCCACCTGGTACTTTGCCCGCGAAGCGCTGTTGCAGGCGCTGCGGGATGACGTGAAACACGGTTACCAGAGAAACCAAATCTTTCTGTCAGCGTCACGTCGCCAGGCGCACCAGTTCCGGGGCTTTATCCAGAAAGTTGCAGAAGAAGTGGATGTTGAACTGAAAGGGGGAGACAAAATTCTGTTGTCCAACGGCGCTGAATTGCACTTCCTCGGTACATCAGCCGCCACCGCACAGAGCTACACCGGCAACCTGTTTTTTGACGAGTTTTTCTGGGTAGGAAACTTCGCCAACCTTCGCAAGGTGGCTGGCGCAATGGCAACCCTGAAAGGGCTTACGCGTACTTACTTTTCCACGCCATCCAGTGAAAGTCATGAAGCCTATCCGTTCTGGACGGGTAAACGCTGGAATGAGAAGCGCAGCAAAGCCAGCCGCGTTGAATTCGACACAAGCTGGAAGGCGCTTAACAGCGGCGTGTTATGCCCGGACAAAACATGGCGGCAAATCGTCACCCTTCAGGACGTTATCGATCACGGCTGGGAGTTCACCGACCTGGAAGAGATCCAGGACGAAAACACCCCTGATGAATACACCAATCTGTATATGTGCGAATTCGTCAAAGAGGGTGAGTCTGTTTTCTCCCTCAACCAGCTATTGGCGTGCAGCGCAGACGGTTACGACGACTGGCAGGACTGGAAGCCCTACGCGTCCCGCCCACTGGGTGATCGTGAAGTCTGGATAGGTTATGACGCAAACGGCGGTACGGGGAACGGTGACAGCGGGGCAATCGCCGTTATTGCCCCGCCTCTGATCACTGGCGGTAAGTTCCGCACGATTGAAACGCGCCAGCTTCGCGGTATGGAGTTTGAAGAACAGGCCAAAGTCATTGAAGACATGACCTTCAAATATAACGTTCGTCACATCGCGATTGACGGTACAGGGATTGGTGAAGCGGTCTGGCAACTGGTTAAAAAATTCTTCCCGGCGGCGGACTGCTTCATCATGTCGCTGTCTTCAAAGCGAACCCTGGTACTCAAAATGCAGCAGGTGATCCGCGCCGGGCGCTGGGAATATGACCGAAGCGAACAGGCGTTAGTGTCTGCCTTCAACGCGGTAAGAAAGATCACAACCCCAGGCGGTCAAATCACCTATGACACAGATCGCGCGCGCGGCGTCAGTCACGGTGACTTAGCCTGGGCAACCATGCTTGCCGTTATTAACGAACCAATCGGACGCGAGAACGGCGGCGGCGGCGGTTCCGTAATGGAGTTTTAATGAACACAACTACAAACGAAAGCGGCTTAACAATGCTTACTGATAACAAGGCTGATATTGGCGAAACGCTGAAGCGTGATCCCTCACTCAGTGCCTTCACGTTTGACGGGCCGTACCAGGTCACCGGCGCGCATGATCTGTTAGATAACATGTACTGTGCGGATAACGGCAGATACTACGAAACCCCCGTTGACTGGTATGGCCTGGCGCGTTCGTTTGGTCAGGCGTCCTGGCATCAGTCAGCGCTGTACTTCAAACGTAACGCCCTGGCGGGTTGTTTCATACCGCACCCGCTCTTATCCCGCCAGACGTTTTCCGCGCTGGCGCTTGACTGGTTTGTCTTCGGTAACTTCTATCTGGAAGAACGGAAGAACCGCCTCGGCGGGCGGCTTCCCATGCGTATATCTCCGGCGAAATACACCCGCCGGGGAAGTGATCTGGATACCTACTGGTTTATACGCCAGTGGAAAGATGAGTATGCCTTTAAGACTGGCTCAGTCTGCCACGTTCTGAACCCGGACATTCACCAGGAGATCTACGGAATGCCGGAATATATGGGCGCGCTGCTATCAGCCAGCCTGTCACACTCCGCTGATATGTTCCGCAAAATGTATTATGAGAACGGATCTCACGCCGGATGCATCCTCTACATTGGCGCATCAACCGTGGACGATGAGAGCATGAAAAGTATTAAAAAGACACTCACCGATGCGAGAGGGAAAGGGGCATTTAAAAACCTGCTGCTGCACGCGCCAGGCGGCGGAAAAGATGGGGTGCAACTCATGCCCTTCAGCCAGATATCCGCAAAGGATGAGTTTCTTAATATCAAGTCTGTCACCCGTGATGACATTCTGGCAGCACACCGCGTACCACCGCAACTGATGGGGGCCATGCCTGATGGAAATGGTTCATTCGGTGACGTGGAGAAGGCCGCGCGCGTGTTTGCCATTAATGAACTCATGCCCGCTATGGAAGCACTGAAGCACGTTAACGACTGGCTTGGTGAAGAGGTAATCCGCTTTAAACCCTACGCCCTGCTGGACACCAGTAAGTAACCCGGAAGCCGCCAGCCCGGCGGCACCCACTCCCCCGCATAATCACACAACGCGCCAGCGCGATTCTAAGCGCCCTTCCCCGTAAGCACACCGCTAGCCCAAAACGTGCCAGCGGGCCAAAATGCCGCTGATTTTTCGATATTTGATGCCATCCCCCTATGTACCCCGCCGCGCGGGCTTTCCCCCCGTCACCTGCGCGCAACAAACACGCCTGTTTTTGTGCACTTGCAGAATTACCGCCAACCAGCACAGTTCCTAACGTTATCGCCATAAAAAAAGGCTCAATTGAATGTGCATTTTTGTGCGCAATCTTGCAGCAGACACTAACGGGTAAATCGTATTGCATCAATCCTAAAGCTGTCATCATTTAGATCTATACAAAAAAGCACTCATGTATAGTTCCAAGTCCTAAAATGGTCTTTTCAAAAGCTAAACATCATTGTATTTTATTGCGCATCTGGACATCTTGTAGCTAAGGCGCTTGTCATCTAGCATTTCTGCGCTGTGAATGGACTAACAATAAGATGAAAAAAAAGTACGGCAACACTAAGATACTATTTCAAAGAGGGTGGTTACGCCACTTGCATTCAGTATCAAGAAAATACAAAACATACTACCCAATCGTTCAAAAAAACAAATCAAATAGTAAATTGAAGATAAAAAATCCCATACTCGATTTTATTGAATCAATTTCTTTGAGCCACGGTGATAATATTGGGTTGCGTAGTTTCTCCGGTCATTTGCGCGTCCCCAGAAAATTTACATTTTTCGATCAGCCAGAGATTGCTCTTTCTTTCATTTACAGAGCAATGCGGTTAGTAAGAGAATCAACATGCAGGGCGGTCACATTAGATTATGATGAATCGATGGAATACTGCCTGGGTGCTGAATGCTTACTCAGCATCGCGCTGACTGAAGCTCGAAAATCAAATTACAACATTGAAAAAGGTAATGTTCTTATCAATGGGGTATATCCACGCAACCCCCAACACTTAGAGATCATTAGAGATGTTGGTTTGGTTAAAGAACTTAATGAGGCCGAAGATACAGAAATAAAAGACTCATCAGATAAAGATGCCCCATTAAAACAAATTGTTTTCATTAACGACAGCATTGGTAAAGAAAACTCATCCGCTTACGCCGATGATTCTAAAAATAAAGCTGCCGAACTTTTCACAAAATATATTAATGATTGTCTTAACCCTTATGGGTTGGAATTAATGCCCGATCCAGAAACAAAATTAAAATCATGTATGGGTGAACTGTTAGACAATGCAGAGCGACATTGCGGTTTACCACAAAGACCTAGATGGTATGTACGGGGATATGTAAATCATAGCCATTCCCAGCCTGTTTGCGAATTGGCTGTTTTTAACTTCGGAAAAACAATACCTGAAACATTCCAATGTCTTCCGCGAGACCATTACTCTTACAATTCACAAATATTACCTTATGTTGATAAGCACAGAAAAGCACGAGGAATGTTCCGTGAAGGCTTGATTACTATCGCAGCGTTACAGGAAAGGGTTAGTTGTAAAAACCAAGACAGAAATGATAGTAATGGTACAGGAACAATGGAATTACTCGATGTTTTCCAAGGAATGCATGATCACCTTCGCCGTATTCAAGAACAGGATGTAATAGAACCTGTGATGTCCCTGACTACAGGTAATACTCATATAAAATTTGATGGAAAACTTAGAATAATTAAAAGAAAACTTCAACAAGGGAATAAAACTCGTCAGATTTATCCTTTTAATGATATTGGACTTGAAAAAGCGCCTGATCGCGCATATCTTAATAAGATGCAGCGAGTTAAGTTTCCTGGTGTGATGATCAATATTAGATTCCCATTACCATCTGTAACAATGAATGTCGAAGCCGATGGACAGCAGGAAATCGATGAGGTGAAAAATGACAATGGCGCAAATTAACATAGATTTCAACACCTTAGTAAACAACCAGCACAAGACCCTGTTTGCAGGTAGAGCCAACGGTCGTAAAGCTTCGGAACTTTTTGGCGTAGACCAATTTGATATTGCTAATGATGATTACTTAAATTTCATCATTCCACAAGATATTGTGGTTTCAAGTTCTTATTTCTTAGGAATGCTTGAAAATATCTTACCAAACTTTACATCTATTCCTGAATTTTACTCTCGTGCAAAACTTGGAAATAGTACCTATAAAGAAGGTATGCTCAAAGAATTAGAGAGAGCAGTAGAAAGAGGATTGTACAAAAATGAACCTTTTTTCTAATAACCGCAGAACAGTAAATGTAAAATTAATAATCATTGGTGCCTTAATGGCACCAATGTCTGTTATCTCTACCAGCGTTTTTTCTTCTGAAAAAATAAGCGATAAAAAAAATCATCTGTGCTTCGCTGATAACAGCAATACTATTCAAGTCTGCGAAACTGTTCCACTAGGATTCAATACCAATTCACTTACAAATTCTTATTCATCACACAATGTATTGGATTCAAAAGAACCTACTTCAACAATCAATAATTACATTCAACAGCCTGAAAATTCAACTGATATCGGTTCATATATAATATCAATTCTTGCGCTTCTTGTATCTGCTGGAGTTCCCTTGTGGCAAAGATACGTTCAAATACGTGATTCGAAAAATCAGAAACTCGACTCAATCAACGAGGGATTCTGGATTCGCGAGGTTGTCATGCCACAGATCAATTTAAATATCTTCAACCTTTGTACAGTATTCAGAAATAAACTTAACCTTAGCCAACCTGAATTCACTATTGTTTATAGAGATGAGTTACTGCCTCTACTCAATGAATTAAGAGATTCATTCTCTTTATTCAAAGCTTTTCCTAATGCCAGTAACGCCATTCTTACTCTACAACAATATTGTGACGACTTTGACGACAGCATTACGGATCATATAGATGAACCAATAAATGTCAGAAAGGCCGACATATCAACATTTCAGCTAACGTTAACCAAAGAACTGATTAAAACTCACATGTTAATATCTTAATATTTATTGGTAATATTCCATAAATACTAGATTAATCCCAGTAACGCATTAAATTATAAAAGAACACTATCTATCTTAAGTGTTCTTTTATTTTTCAAGTCTAACGTTTAGATTCAACACTTGCTATTGACTCCCGCCATCGTTTTATTAGCACTTCAGCTTTATGCCTTGCTAATGTTCTGCGCCAATTCATATTTGCACCAGTAATAACCAACTCACCTGTAATTCGGTTAGCGCGATATGTGGTATCTAATGCAGTTACCTCTGCTCCCTGTGCCAGCTTCAGAGCCTGAACCTGGCTTATCTGTATCTTTCTATTTTTCGCACAGGCCATAACCTGATCAGCCAAATCGGCAATCTCCTTGCTTAAGGCGCTTTCGCCCTGCCGTATCTCATGAGCCGCCTTGAGATAACTCTCAGCCCTAGCCCTGTCATATTCAGAGCAGTCACCCTCAACAATGCTGTTTGCAAGCGCCTCAAACTCATCAGCCGGTGAAACTCGCCGCACCTGTTTGTGGTTCTTCATACCTTCCGCAATCTGTTTTTTCTGATCCCGTCCTATTTGCCCAATTTCGAATTGCTCAGGCAGGTCATCTTCAGCTGGCGCAGCCAGACCTAGAGGATAACCTAGCGGTAATTCTGTGTGTTTTTTGTACTCAGTACAGTTATTGACACAAGTCCAAGAGGGCGCAGACGCGCCCTTAAGGTCAAAACCCTGATCGGCGTCGTCTGTCGCTTTAGGCATCATCTTGACGATACGGTAAGAATGGAGACGGGTTTCAACTGGCGGAATACTTGATGCTGGCATGACCAACCCCTTGATCACTTTTTGGTACTCGCCGTAACTGCTTGGCTCATCCCGGTATTGATACCAGGCACGCAGTACCAGTTTGGCCCTCGAAACAAAGGGGCCACCCTGCAGGGTGACATAATCCTGCCAATTACCCGCGTGTGCGGCACGGTGTAACTCACCGAAAACCGGACTAATACGATCCGCCATTTCCTGATTTTTCAGGCGGCGCAACTCCCGCCAGACAGAAACCGGTGCGCCGCCCAAAAACTGAAATTGACGAATACCCCAGCATGAAGCCCAAGCCGTAGCGTGTTTTGCTGTTTCCTTCAGTGGGCGTCCACTTTCGTCGTCGCTTTCACCATCCAGCGCATAACCATCAATATTTTTAGATATGTACTTAACGACATAACCAGTAGCACTCCCCAAAGTCGGATCTATCGGCTTAAGCTCAAAGCGGGGTTGCTTGCCAGTCTTACCGGTTAGTTCGTCTGCATCTTCACGTGTGGCGTAGTCTTCCATCACTTCCAGCAACTCACCGGTATGTTCCGGGGCAGTAAACAGAAGGCCATGCCAATGCGGGGTACCATCATGGTGAGATTCAGCAACGCGAAGGCCAAAAACAGGAATCTCGCGGCGGGCAAGTTCCGCGCGAATCTGTTGCCAGACGCGGTTAAGGTAACGTTGTGTTTTGCGTGGGCTTGCCCCGTTCCATTTATGGTTACGATGCCCAAATGCTGTAAAGGCGTGATATTTAGACGGCGCAGTCAATGTGAAGAAACTACCGGCAAAGCCGCTTTCCGTTGCCACCTTCTCAAAGCCACCGATACGCGTCATTAACTCAACGCGGCGTTTTTCAGGGTTAGAAATGCTTTTATCAATCTGTTCTATCAGTGAAATGCGCTCACCAGTGACCTGATCTTCAAGCTCCAGGCGGCTCATAATCTCGCGACTACGTTTGCGGCGAGCGTCCCACAGTGAAACATGATGCTTACTGCAATACGGCGACACATCCCGGCGCACATCACCATAGGCAATGTGCAAATGTTCACGCCAGCGGCGGGCGTACTTACGCAATAGACGCGACCAGAAACGGTCATGGATAGTTTTTTGTATTGCTGCCGCCATTTCATCAAGAGCCATTTTGCGCTTAGCTGCCCAGGGTGATGCCAACCTGAAATACGCAATCAATCTTGAGCCTTCACGCAGCATGTGCTTGCTATATTCAGCATCACTGAGCGCTTTTACGTTTTCACTCACTTCGGCTAAAACGGCATTTGCATAAATGGCGATATCCTGAGCAAGCAAATCAATATCTTCTTCAGTGCTATCAGCCAAATGATTGAAGCGACGCGTTAGCTCGCGCAGGTTTTCAAACGTGTGGAATAGCGGGTTTAGTTCGGAGAAAATGATCCAATCATTGTCTTCTGGCACCGCGTATTGTTTCGTGACGTTTCGGACGTGTGGAAGCTCGCGCATAACGATATCGCGCAGCTTCAGTTTTGCAATATGACGCCCTTTATCCTCGTGAACGGTATTTATGTAAGAGGCAATGCGGCGGCGAATGAAAGTAGGTAACGGCTTGAGGGTATCTTCTACCCACGCAAAAAACTCCTGCTCTTGACCCAATTCATATAGATCAACAGCGGGAGTCTTATCAACGAAGATGGCGGCTTTTGGCTCATTCCAGGCGTAAGCATACCGGGCAGGCTCGCCAGAGCAACCCGGTTTAGCTGATACCATTGAATGAGTGCGACGAACTGAAGCCACCGTGCAACCTAAATATACACGGTGTCGCCGGGCTTAATTTCCCGTGCGTCACGCTCAGAGTAATGGATTAGGTCAGTATTGCTGTAACCCTCCTCGCTTAAAACCTCAACGCGAGTGATCCAGAAATTACGGTACGGACGAACGTCCAGAACCTTTGTCACAACCGCTTCAACTTTGTTCATCAGAAGTCCTCCGGTGCAGTGTATGAATCGCAGATCTCGCAGTTACGGCAGCAGAAGGAATCGCTTCCCGATTCATATCCATCGCCAGCCACTGCTGGGCAGCAAGTGGCGCAGTAACCACGCCCCACTTGCCCGCACTCGTCACAAACACGCAGCGAACCAATCACCTCACCAGCGAGGTTGCGAGTCTTCGCCCCTACAGAACGGCGAACATCAAATGATTTAAGGGTGAACGGGTAGTAAATCTGACGTGTCTCCGGTGTATCACTGCCGGAAATGACAGAGGGAATTTTGGTGAGGTTGTAGAGGCGTGAAAGCATTTCAACCAGGGCGCGATGATCTTCATCGGTAAACGGCTTTCCGTATGTTGTGAAATTCGCAGTTTCACTGGCTGGCAGGTATGGAGGATCACAATAAACCACGCAGTTTGAATGCCCGACCGCCAGGGGGATTGTTTCTCTGAAATCACCATGCAGGAACATTGCGCCCTTTTCCCATGCTCTTTGCGCAAAATGCTGAATCTCAGCCACAGGAAAAATTGGATTCTTGCGAAAACCAAAAGGCACATTGAGTTCATTCTTTAAATTAACGCGATAGACGCCGTTAAAAGAATGGCGGTTTAAATAAAGAAAAAGCGCTGCATATTTAACTAACTCATCCGTCGAATATTGTTCCCTGCTTCCTGTATAAGCACGATTAAACACATTGAAAGCATCGCGATTACGGTAATAGCAAGTTTCATTGTTGCCGTTTTCAAAAAGCTCAGCAGCGGCAGATAAAAGCGCCGCAGTGTCACGCTTAACGCGAGAAAAGAAATTAATCAACGCTGCATTGCTATCGCAAAGAACGTAGGTCTTGTAATCAGTATTTAGGAATACGCTACCGCTACCCACAAAAGGCTCGATCAAGCACTCGCCCTCAGGTAACTCAGCCAGGACATGAGACATGGCGCGAGACTTGCCGCCCGCCCAGATAAGAGGGGATTTAACCATTTTTATGCTCCTTGATTTCTGCGACCTGTTCTCTGTTATCGATCCAGTTTTCCAGGCTGCGATAAATTTCATTAGCGGACAGTTTTTCTTTTTCCATCAGGGTTAATTTGATACGCAACAACCCAAGCAGGTGCGCGCGTTCATTTGTTTGAATTGTCATAATTAATCCCCTGAAAAAAGACAAAACGAAGCCCCGGCAGAAATGCCGTTATTAATTCAATTCAGATTGCTTTTATTAAATTAGCGCGCGCCGCTATTCCAATGCTTTTCTAATTCAGAAATAAAGGCATCGCATATAGAGCCATCAGGCAGAATAGAAAATTGAATACCCGTTTCTTTACAGCGCACCTCAAAACCATTTCGTGCGATATCCGAAAGAGCCATACCGCGAACAACATTACGCGATTTGCTGTGCTGGTGCTCCGGGCCATACCCACTGCGTGACGGGGTACGGGTTCCATCCTGGCGGGAAGCGTTCACACTCTGGCGAGCGTTCAGGATTGCTGCGGTTGAAGTAGTCATTGTTGCCCCCGGTGAAGCTGATCAATTGTTTGGCGAGCCTGCGACAGTCCGAAATCCAGCCCCAAGTAATTACCATCTTTGGTGATTTGATAGCGCTGGCGTGAATACGGTTTTTTGCGCGGCAGCTTCACGATGGTGAAGCCGCGATAGATTGCTGTTTTGCTGTTTAGCTGGATAAGCATCTCTTTCAGACTCCCTTCTGGTTAAGAGCGGTCGCCCAACCCCAGCCACATTAACCACCCGTCCCGGATCTCTTTAGGTCGGCTCTCATAGGCTAATTTCATTCCGTTGTTCCAGGCTGGGAGATAAACCCAGTATTCCCCTGCTCGCCCAGAGGTTGATTGCGGGTCGGTCATTTCAACGACTGGCAGTTTTCCCTTTTCAATCATCCCTCTTACCGCGGCCGGAGTCTTACCAATGAGCTTGGCGAACTCTTGGTATGGCACGGCGTCACTACTACTGACAATTTGTTTAATCATCTGCTAACCTTTCATCTAGATCTAACCAATGGGTTTCAATGTTCTCTAATGTTTTTTAGTGAACAGTAGAGAATCTTGAATCAAAGTAGAACATTTCGAGAATATTAGAGGATCTTGAAAACATGTCAACAGCTATCAGTGAGAAGCTGGCACTCATTCGGGAGTCAGAGAGATTAAATCGAAAGCAATTCGCTGAAATTACAGGAGTTCCATATAGCTCATTAACTTACTATGAAAGCGGAAGAACTATTCCCCCCACAGACGTTTCAATGAAAATTCTCCAGCACCCCCGTTTCAGCAAATACACATTGTGGTTTATGACCGATCAGATCTCCCCGGAGTCCGGTCAAGTAGCACCGGCACTCGCACACTATGGGCAAGATGTAACAATCTCGCAGCAATCCGGCCAAAAGACTGGTTAACAATTCATCAGCATTACATTCACCTAAAATGCCTCTTACTAGTTGAGAAATATCAAAGAGATGATCACAAGGTTTTAAAATCAAAGAGTAAACGCACCATTCGGAGGGCTTTCTTATGACAATTAAGAAACTCGATGATGGTCGATATGAAGTGGACATCAGACCTAGCGGGCGCAACGGGAAACGCATCCGCAGGAAGTTTGACAAGAAAAGTGAAGCAATCGCATTTGAAAAACATACCCAGTACAACCATCACAACAAAGAATGGCTGGCAAAACCGACAGATAAGCGGCATCTGTCAGAGCTAACAAAAATCTGGTGGGAACTGAAGGGCAAGCATGAGACTCACGGTCGAGATTACTTGAGCAAGATTGAATTGTTCACAAAGATAACCAGTGACCCTTGCGCCTTTCAGATTACTAAATCATTGATAAGCCAATACAGCGCTGTGCGGCGTTCTCAAGGCATCAAGCCATCGAGTATAAATCGTGATTTAACGTGTCTTAGCGGGATGTTTACGGCGTTGATAGATGCGGAGCTATTTTTCGGTGAGCATCCATTCCGGGGCCTGAAAAGGTTAAAGGAAGATAAACCGGAAACTGGATATCTCACGCAAGAAGAGATCGCCGATCTCCTGTCCAAAGTAGATGGGGATAATAAAAAAATTGCGATTCTTTGTCTTAGCACCGGCGCGAGATGGAGTGAGGCAGCAAAACTGAAAGCGGAAAATATCATTCAGAATCGCGTCACGTTTGTTAAGACAAAAACCAACAAACCGCGAACCGTTCCGATATCCGAGGAGCTGGCAACAATGATCACAACTGGTAAGCGTGGCTATCTGTTCCCTGACGCTAACTACCCGGCGTTCAGGCGGCTAATGAAGGAACTCAAACCCGACCTACCACCGGGTCAGGCTACGCACGCATTGCGTCACAGCTTCGCCACGCACTTTATGATAAATGGAGGCAGCATTATCACGCTTCAGAGAATCCTCGGACACTCAAGAATTGAGCAGACAATGACATATGCGCACTTCGCCCCTGAGTACCTTCAGGACGCGATAACGCTCAATCCTTTACGCGGTGGCACTGACGCTCAGAGTGTCCACACAGTGTCCACGCTTGAATGATTTTTAGTGGTTTTCAGTGGTCTTGTGTGCCGCGCAAACCCGCATTGCACCACTGAAAGCCCCTGTTGTAAGGGTATTTAAACGCCCTTACACGGGCTTATTTTTTTATGCATAAGCCCTATCTCTGGTAACCGTCTTCCATTGACCACATCGATAGAATCCTCCTTCATAGCACGATGCCTTTCACTTATCGGCATCGTGC